TACCGTCCTGCTGTTGTTGCGTGGTGATGCTTACTCTGGTACTGTTGACCGCACCTTTGTGGTTGCCGCTACCGATGGCACAAACATCATCTATTACAGCTTCATTGGTCGTGTCTCGCAATGGCAGATTGACGCACAACCTGGCGCAGAAGCCAAGGCAACCTTCACCGTCCAACCCCGTGGGAATCTCTACGGTTGGGTCAACAACGCTTAATTAGGAGTAAATCATGGCAGCACCAGCAGTCGTTCTACCTGGCTTTAGTGCCTCAATGTGGATGCAAACAGGCGCTACGCCTACGGCATTCAGTACCGCAAACCTTGCAGTTTGGACAGGTCAAGTTGCAACCTTGGTCGGAACCGTGGCAAACGGAACCGGCGCATCTGGTACAGCATTAAACGTAGAAGCAGTTCCCGCATTTGGTCAAGACGATGCCGTGGCTTCTTTCGCTGTGGCTGGTTCGCGTCAATCGGACAAAATCCCAACGCAAAGCGCACCCACCAGCATGACCATTACGGCGGCTTGGAATCCCTCTGACGCTGGTCTTTTGCTGATTCGCGGCGATGCGTACAGCGGCGTTATTGATCGCACCTTCGTTGTTGCTGCTGTTAGCGGTGCAAGCACGATTGCTTACGCTTTCAATGGTCGCGTGTCTCAGTTCCAAATTGATGCACAGCCAGGCGCTGAAGCCAAATGCACGTTCACGATTCAACCCCGTGGCAATCAATACGGCTGGAGCAACACATAATGGCATCCCTTGACCAAGTGGTTGAGGGGTTGGTTTCAGCTAATGGGGACTTGGACTTAATCGCTAGGTTCTCATTGGTTGATTCCACCGAAGTTGCTACCGCATTGGCTAATGTTGAGGCTGATTCGGCTGAAGGCGTTGCTTTGCGTTTGTTGGCTAAATACAACCCTCTAAATGCCCATAGCGAAGAAGCCTGATGGTTGGTATTGGGGCGGCAAAGGGCCGTTCCCTACCAAAGCCAAAGCGCAAGCTGTAGGTCGCGCTGCATATGCCAATGGATATTCAAAACAAGGCGACACTATGAAATTCAGCGTTGAGCAAGAACAAGATGACCCAGTAATGGAATTCGTGATGTGCCTGTTGCATAGTGTGACCGGCGCTCACATTCTTCATTTGGTCAGCCTTTCCTATTCTCAGCACAAGGCGCTGGAAACCTACTACACGGAAATCGGCGACCATGTTGATGATTTTGTGGAAGCATTCCAAGGCAAGTATGGATTGCTGACAAACTTCACTAGCGGATTTGAGCCGCCCACGGACGCTTTGGATTACATGAACTATCTCAAGGATGAAGTCTTTGCATTGCGTAATGCAGAACAATTTCCCAAAGATACCGAACTGCAAAACATCACCGATGAAATTGCACAGTTGATTGATAGCACAATATACAAACTTCGCTTCTTGAAATGACAACACAAAACACAATACAAAATACCGGCGATCTGCTGGACTTCCTTGTTAAGCAAATGGGCGAACGCAAGGATTGGTTTGGACGTAGTCAACAAAAACTGACAGCCGTCAGCCTTGCCCATAAAATAGCCGAAAATCACGCCTCACAAATGACACCCACAGAGGTGGTCAACTATGTGCAGACGCTCAATCAGGAAATTTTCGACAAGATCATCAAAGGATAAGACATGACATTCGCCAACAAACTGGGTTCTAATTACTCAGACGTTCGAGCAAACGCACGATACAAGACAATCACAGTTCAAGCCAACGATGTGGCTTTTGACATCAAGGTTCGCATTCCTGTAAAGCGCGAAATGGACTCTTTGGCAAGTTCCATCACCGAACCCGACCAAGCCCGTGTTGATGCCATTTATGAAAGCCTTGGCGCACCTTTGCGTAAGACGCTAGAAGATGCCGAAGAAGGCTTTATGGAGGCGCTCAACAAGGACGGCGACAAAATCCTTATTACCGACAATGATGTGATTGTGGACGGAACGTCTGTGCGTCAAGTTGCAAAGATGACCGCCATTTGGCAGACCCAAGTGGAAAAGTATTTTTCGCTTTTGCAATCAGCAACTGGCGAACCCATCACCGAAAGCTACGAAGAAATTGCAGAAGAATTTCCCGAAGCCGTCATTCGTGAGATTGTCAGCAAGATTGATGAAGCCATCAAACCCAACTACAAAGAATCAAAAAAAAACTAAGGCGGTCAGTCAGTAGCCAAGCACGGGCGGCAATGATTTTCAATGGTCACACAGCAGAAAGCATTGACCAGATAGACGAAGAAACTTTCGCAGAAATTTGCGTGATGTGGCATGATGGTATGCTAGGCGGCAAAGGGGTTTTTGATGCGTTGGCTCCCTTGACCGCAACAGTCTTTAATTACTTTAGAGACAAAGGCGCAGCACCACACAAGACAGAATCCATATTTCCGTGGATTACAGAATACGACAGAAACCCTGACCTTGAAGTTCCCGAAACTGAAAAGGTAAGCAACACATTGCTAACATTTCTTACAAGCGCACCTGGCTTTAACATGGAGAAGGTCAATGGCGGTTGAATATCAAGTTGAAGGTTTCCCCGAATTGTTTGCCGCAATGGACGCTTTAAAAGAAGAAGTTGGCAAAGGCAAAACAGATCGTATTTGGCGTGATGCAATGAAACGGGCGTTTACCCCCGTTCTTAATGCTGCAAAACAAAATGCCCCCAAAGACACGGGTCAACTTGCAGAACGAATTTATATGAAAGTTCATCGTCCCAACCAAGGCGACAAAGGAAGCAAGTATTACGAACAAGGTGAAATCTACATGGCGCGGGTGTCTGCCAGCCCGTTGCGAGATACGTCACAATTGCATTTCCAAACCCGAACATCTAAAAAAGGCAAAGTCTATTTGCAAACTATTTGGAAAGGGAAGCGACCTGTTGCCGTTTCTCAAGAATTTGGGAATGCTTCAACCCCGCAACATCCCTTTTTACGTCCTGCTCTAGAAGCAAATACTAAACTAGTAACAGACATTCTTGCTGATAGTCTGAAAATAGCTATTGACGAAATAGCCCGTAAAATAGCCAAACAGAACGCAAAAGGCACATAGCATGGCACAAATTGGCTCCCTATCGGTAAAACTTGGTCTAGTGACGGTTGACTTTGATAAAGCCACAGCCGCTGCTAAAAAATCTGCCAAAGACTTGCAATCCCAATTTAATGATTTGGGAAATCGAGTTAAAGGTCTAGCCAATGATTTCAAAAACGCTGGCATTGCCTCGCTCACCATTGGCATGGGGGCTTTGTACCATGAGGCAGTTGCTTTATCTGATGAAGTCAGCGATCTTTCCCACAGCTTTGGTCTAAGCATTCCCGAAGTCTTAGCATTCCGTGATGCCTTGCAATCTAGCGGCGGTAAAGCGGAAAATGCAGATAAAGCCATTAGTACATTGTTTGGGAAACTTGCTGACGCTAGAGATGGCAATGATACGGCTGTCGCTCAATTTGAAAAACTAGGCATTGCCTTCGGTGACCTTAAAAAATTAAGCCCATATGAATCAATTATTCGTGTTGCCGATGGATTTAAAAACATTGGCGATCAATTTGAACGCACCAAAGCAATCAAAGATGTTTTTGGAAAAGCTGGCATTGGTGTCAGCATGGATGATATTTCTGCTGCACTCTCCAAAGGCACGGGTGAGTTTGATAAATACGGCAATTCTCTTGAAACTGTTGGGCAAGTTGCAGATGCGCTTCATACCAATCTTCAAAATTTGACTGTTGCGTTTGCCGATTTAATTGCGCCATTTACCAAAACTCATATTCTTACAGTTCAACAATTTAGTGATGTTTTAAAGGGCGTTGGTTCTGCCGCTGTGGTTTTGGGAATTGCCGCAGTAGCGCGTGAAATTCTTAATGTTGCAAGCGCAATTCGTACTGCTGCCGCTGCTGGCGCTTTGTTTAATTTAACAGCAGGGATTGGTTCTCCAATTGGATTGGTATTAAAAGCCGTCACCGCAATGGCGGCAATTGGCACATTTATTTATGTAACCAGCGAAGGTAAATCATCCGAACAAAAACAATCAGACAAAACTATTTCTGATTACGAAAAAGCGCCATTGCTACAAGGCAAAGCATTGCTGGACGCAAGAGCCGCAAGAGAAAATGCGGGATACGATGCAAGGTTTAGTCGTGGAACTGGTGATGCTTCAGATGCCAGGCTTTCGCGTTCTGGTTTATCTTTGGGGGAAGCGCCAGCTAAAGCCGCAGATGATGTGGCAAAAGCCGTATCCAAAGAAGCACAAGCACGACAAATGGCTGTTGCGTTAACTCGCAATCTTATGGCTCTTGACCAAAAACGTGCAGACCTAAGTTTGAAGATGTTGGACAACGACACCTTGAGCAACAGATTGTCTGTGATGGATTTGGACGCAGAGCAACAAATTGCAAGCATCAGGGCAAAAGCGGCGCAAGAAAAGGCAACGGCAGATGGCAAAGAATCTGCGGCAATGGCGGCGGCGCGTGATGCTCAAGTGGCGGCAGATGTTGCGCGGGTAAACCAAACGCGAGACAACAACAAAGCACTTGAACGCGCAAAAGATAAATTGGCATTTAAAAATCTTGGCGGCAGTACAGCCACAGACATTGCTGAACAACAAGCGCAACTCAATGCAATTGACAACTTGGACAAACAAACCCAAGCGCAGATTGAATTAAACGATGCAACAAATCAGCGCATGGTTTATGAAAACAGTTTGAATTTGATGAGTGCAGATGACCGTGATTTGTTGATGCAAAAATATGATTTAGAAGTAAAAATTGCTGATTACAAAAAACAAGCGGCGGCACTTGATAAACCACAAAACATGATTGATTCTGAAGTTGCACGTTTACGGGCAACTGGACAAGCAACAATTGATATTAATAAACTAAATAAAGATTCGCAAAAAACATTTTCTTATGGTTGGGATAAAGCGTTTCAAGATTACAAAGACAATGCGTTTAATGCCGCTAGTCAAGCCGCCCAAACATTCCAAATCTTCTCTAAGACGATGGAAGATGCAATTGATAACTTTGTATTTGCAGGCGGTAAGTCATTTAAAGATTTTGCAGACAACGTCATTAAACAGTTAATTGCAATTCAACTTAAAAAACAAGCGTTGCAGATTTTTGACCAAGGCTCGGCGGCTGCTGGAAACATCATATCTACAGGCATTAAATTTCTTGGCTTTGCTGACGGTGGAAACCCACCTGTAAATCAAGCGTCAATGGTTGGTGAACGTGGCCCTGAATTGTTTGTACCAAAAACAGCGGGAACCATCATTCCCAACAATATGCTAAATGCCAGTTCCAATGCGCCCACCATTAATTACAATGGCCCGTACATTGCGAACATGAGTGCAATTGACACGCAAAGCGGCGCTCAGTTTCTGGCCAAAAACAAACAAGCGGTATGGGCAACCTACCAATCTGCAAACCGTAGCATCCCAATGTCGAGGTAATAAATGTCAGTTCCTAATACATTTGCCAGCGCAACCACCGCAATTCCTCTTGCCAACCTAGACGCAAATTTTGCGTATTACGATGCGGCTTACAGCATTGCGTCCACCACGATGACGGTCAACTACAACCTTGCGATCACAGGCACGGTTAGCGGGGTAGGCTTCACCAATTACTTGGCAAGCCCTCCAGCCATCGGTGGAACAGCGGCGGCGGCGGCAACCTTTACTGCGCTTACCGTCAACACATCATGGGTAATCCCTGCGCCTACGCCAGCTTCAATCAGCGCGGCTACAACCTTGACCAACGCCAACATTCAAGCGCAGATCATCAACACAACCGGCACAAGTTACACCCTGACGATGCCTTTGGGAACTACGCTGGAATCACTAGTCACTTGGCCTGCGGTAAACCTTGCAACTGACTTCTGGATTGTCAACACCGCTAGCGGAACCATCACAATGGCAGCAAACACCGGCGTGACTACGTTGGGCTTGTTGACAGTAGCAACCAACACTTCGGCGCGTTTCCGCATCCGCAGGACGGCAGCAAACACGTTTATCCTTTACAGGCTGTAACACCATGAGCCTCCAGTCTATTCTTTCGGTAGCTGAATCGGTTGGGATTAATGACCACAAGTTTGCTGGTCAGATGATGTCCCGAAATATGCGGATTAGTACGTCTGAAATCCTAACAAGCCAGCCGTTCATGTTCACCATGAAGCCCATGAATTACCTTCTGTATTCGCAGAACAAAGGGGTTTTGTCGGCATTGCGTGTGGCTGACCGCATCACGGAGCAATACTTAAACTTTGGCTCTACCGGATGGGTGAATTACATTTCCTACGGCGGCGACATGACCAGCGCCCAAATCATTGCTTGCCAGGTTCAGACCAGCACCGCAGGCAAGACCATCGTTCTAGGAAACCTTCCGTCCATTTCTTCATCGGCTTACATCGTTAAGGTCGGCGACTTCATCCAGATTGACCGATACGCATACATAGCCACGGCAAGCGTCCAAAGGGGCGTTGCTGGCACAGTAAGCATTCCGGTGCATCGTTCCATCCTCACCACCGTATCTTCTCCTGTAGCGCCTGTAATCGGTCAGTACGGGACAACTGTTGCGTTGGGCGGTTCAAGCTACACCGGCGTGACCTTCTGCGTGGTGGCAAAGGATTACCCAACTTACGATTTGGTTCCCATTACCAATGACAGCTTTATTTCGTGGACAGGCGCATTCTCCGCAATGGAGGTGATTTTGTGAACACGATTGGCCCCGTCCAAAATACAAACACCATACGTTATGCTGATTTCTTTCGGCTTGGCATGGCTGACGGGACTTATTATTTTGCGACTACGCCTGCACCGATTACCATTCCATCTATTTCAGCCACGCCATTTACTGCGTTGGGTCAGTTGGTAAGCGTTGGCAGGGTTCAGCGCGACATTAAAAGCACGGCAAACGAAACCACAGTCACCTTGGTCGGCGTTGACACCACAATGCTTGGGTTGGTGCTTAACTCAAAGATTAAAGGTTCATCCATTGATTTGTGGCATGGGTTCTTTGATTCAGATAATCAATTAATTACATCGGTTCCTATTGCGTGGACAAATAACGCATCAACCCAAATTGGCTGGACAAACTCATCGTTGGCATTGGTTAATTGGACATCAGGCACAGGAACTGGCGTTTACAAATACTTTAGTGGGTACGTTAATTCTTTTTCAATTTCCGAGCAATGGATGGAGGAAGCAAGGGAATACGTTGGTGTGGTGACAATTAGCGCGTCAAGTTTTCAATTGATTCTGCAAAACAGAACAGCGGGAAGATATACAAACGACAACGCATGGCAAAACGTAAACGATGGCGACACATCCATGAATCGCGTTACCTATATTTCCACCATTAACTATCAATTTGGGAAAACAGCATGATTCGCACAGCTACGCCATTTGATATGTCCACGTTGGTGGGCTTAATGCGTGGCTATGTGGCAGAAGCACCAATGGAGACTTTGAAAGACCCAAGCCTTCACAATCAAGCGCACATTGAATCTTTGTTGGCAAGTTTAATGGCTGGTCGCGGGTTTATTTTGATTGATGATGATGGGCGCGGTTTTATTGCTGGAATGGTGATTCAAAACGTGTGGTGTCCATCTATCTGCGAATTGCATGAATTAGCGTGGTGGGTCAAGCCCGAACATCGAGGCGGCACAGTTGGTGGCAGGCTTTGGAAAGCATTTGATGTAAAGGCACAGGACTTGTTAGATAATGGGCGGGTTCAAATAATTTGCTCATCCGTCCTTGCTGATTCGCCCAAAATCAACTATGAAAAACGCGGTTACCGACTGATGCAAAAAACATATTTTAAGGAATTGTAATGGTCGGAATGATTATGGCTGCGGCCTCCTACGGATTGCTGGCTTGGGGCGCAATTGGTGTCGTGGGTCAATTCGCGGTCACATTGATTGCATCATCCATTATCAGCAAAGCCTTTGCCCCAAACATTGATAACGCCTCAA